GTGGTCTCATAGTCCGTCAATGCTTCATTACAGGATCGGCAGCGCATTATTGGTTCCTTTCTTGTTCAAGTATAGCATAACCAATCATTTCAGGTATCTGCGGCACTAAAGAATTTCCTAATTGTTTAAGTCTGTCCAGCCTGTTGGGTATCCCATCAGCCACTCTACCCAATTGGGGTTCAGTTTTCCAGAAGTCGGAGTTAGTGACGGATCGGACAATACTACCGCAGCTGGAAGGCATGGACTCTTGCGGTTCTGTGCTGAGGGTTCGTATCCTGAGTCTTTCCAATCCCTCGCCGCCGGTGTAGGCCACAGATGCGGATTGACCACCTGATCCACCAATCGAATCTGAATCGGTTGTCCGTTGTCTCTGTGTGTTATGCCTTTCTTCAGAAGACCCGAAGTACCTCCCGCCCCTGTGTCTGGGGTGCGCCACAATCCAGATTCTGTCCCTGCGGTGAGGTGCGCCAACGGCTGAAGCGGATATACAATGCCATTCCGCATCATACCCGATCTCATCGAGGCTCCTGAGCACTTGATCCAATCCTCTAGAGCGAAGTACTGCGACATTTTCTGCGATGACCCACTTCGGTTGCGTTTCTTTGATGAGCCTGTGGAATTCAAACCAGAGACCGCTTCTTGCCCCTGCAAGTCCTGCCCCTTTTCCTGCGACTGACAAGTCCTGGCAAGGGAATCCTCCTGTAATAATGTCAATTGTTCCAAGATCACTTCCTTTCAAAGTAGATACATCATCATATATGGGCACCGCAGCCCAATGCTTTTTTAACACCAAATGGGTTTTCTTGTCACTATCGCAAAAGCCAACAGTTTTAAAACCTCCTGTGCGCTCTAGCCCAAGGGAAAAACCTCCGATGCCACTAAACAGATCAAGATGCTTCAGTTTCAAGTCTAACCTCCCCTCTGTCACGGTAAGGAACCCCCAATTTGTATTTACAGACCTCAATATCGGTTGGGTAGTACCAATCAGGATCGCAATCGTATTGCTTTGTGTGGGTTTCAAGGGCGAGCTGCAAGGCATCTCTCGCTTGTTTTTCGGTCTTGCCAAAGCCCTCAAATGTGAAATTCCATGATTCGTAATATGCTCTATATATCATTTCTGCTCCTTATCTAATGGTTAAGGCATCAAAGGCACTCATCGATTCGCTGAAATAGACATCTCTCAATAGATCCTTTTCATACGCTAATTGGAGTCTTTTTTGATCTTCGGCTTTCACAACATAATAGGCAAACTCAATCAAATCATCCTCGCTGCCGTGCCAATTGCCGAAATCGCTGTAATCTAGCCTTTCGTCTAAAATGTCCACTACTTCCTCGTTCGTTAGTAACATGATAGAGCCTCCATTTGTTTGTTGGTAAAGTTAGACAGCCTTGATTCTATCAGAGCCTCGTGGACAGATGCAACGGCAAAGGCATCAAAGCCCCCAATGTGCCATCGATAAGGCCCTAGCGGTATATGGTCTAGTTTCCAATCGTAAACGGTAGCGACGGAGCCATCCTCGAATTCTATAAACCATTCGGCATTAGTCTTATCGCCAATGAACACAGTAGGCGCTCCGAAACAGCGACACAATTCGTCATATGTGGCGTTTACATAACCCCGTAGACTGCTCCCGTTGATCTGGTCTGATCTGCATTGATTGTGTTTCATTGTTGCCCCTTTAGTCTATAAACCATCGTTGGACTTCTGCCTGTTTTATCCTCAAAAGATAATTCGTTGGTATCGTCATTAAGAATCTGATAACCATCAAACCAAAAATTGTTGATTATCTCATCAAGCATCGATGCCGGCACTTCAAATTCTTGTGATGCTGTTTCTATTGTGTAAGTTTTCATAGTTAACCCCATAAAGTAGATAAAGTTAGAGAAAAGAAAAACAAGGTGAAAGCGATGGATAAGTTTAGCATTTTAGTCTAGATCCCAGGGTTTCATTACCATAATTATAGCTGCGCAGCCAAACAACAGAGCTGCCAGACTAGCATATTCCCACATAGTCATGATTAAGCCTCTCTAACGGTTGAACAATCAAAACAGAAACTATACCCCTTACCGTCTGCGCTGTCACCATAACGCATATTTGACAAATCCCAATCGAGGCCATTCTTTTCAACCAATGCTTTAACGGCCTGAAAGTGGCAAACCTCAAAAGAGTATTCGTGAGGATATGAGATAGTGGCAGTAAAGCCTTTGTGATTACCTGAGCCTGTTGTGTAGGCTTTGATGCGAGCCCCACGGCTGTTGGAGGGTGAAATGTACTTGGTATGAATTGCGATCATGTATAGGTTCCCTTTCTTGGTTTATGCCTAAGACCGCATCTCTGCGGTTTCGCCCATTTAGGGCTCATCAGTTAGGCTTGCTTTGCTATCGCTTGAAACGATTTGTAATAGTCTAATGCCATTCTGTAATCATCACATCTTACTTTATCATGTAATTCTGAACCCTTATAACATTGAACCAAATAATAACCTGAAGGAAACAATTTCTCAATTGATGCGTGTCCGTTTTTAAATGCCTTGATCTTATTCATGTCTAGGTTCCTTTTTAGTTAGTGATTAGCGTGTAAAGCCCTCGTTAAGCAGAAAATACTCTAGCAGAGCATTCTCTACTTCGTCAAGTGTGCCCTCTACCTCATCAATAGCAAGCACAGTTGCATATTGTCCTGCCCTCTCTTCTAGATAGTAGTGATCTAGATAGACATAGCCACGAACAGGATCTTTATTGTACTGATAGCATTCGCCGATGCCGTTGCCCTCTTGTCTGAGATCGGCAGAGAATCTGCGAGAATTTAAAAACTGTTGTGCTTCTTTGCGTGTTAGTTGGGTATTAGTTTGCATGGTGTAGTGCCTTTCTTAGTGGTTTAATTGTTTAACTCAGACTCTACTATAACGCACAGAATTGCATCGAAGATATTAGGGAAAACCCTTATCTTGACAAATCTACTCAGGTATCCTGGCCCTGCACTGCTTTGGTGCAACATCGATCTGGGTTGCCCTAATGTGGTGCAACATAGCCCCATCTACTGCACTGCAACATAGCCTGCACAGACCTGGCATGATTCTTGCATAGGCAAACACTGTGCCATGCTGCATAGCAACATAGCTGCATAGTAAGCACTGACTAACATGACAGGGGGGGTGGGGTAGCCAATGTTAATTAATTATTGTTGAACCACCACAGATACAAAAAAGAGCAAATTAGACAATTAAGTGGTCAATAATTAACCAGCAATAAAGATCAATATAATCAATGAGTTAGTCTTATCTTAGGTCTACCTATGAAGGTCAATGAAATCAGTGCTGGAATCTGTGCATTGCGAAGGCCTGAGCAGGCACTGAAGAGCCAGCATCGAGGCAATAAAAAAAGGACTTGACAAAACAGCAAAAATGTGCTATAGTCCTCTATATTGATAGCACTGAGACAACAAGTACTAGGTTGTGCCTTAAAAAAAACATACATTAACAACTAACCTTAGGTTTTGTGTTTTCTGTGCTGATCTATATTGGAGAGAAACTTGGAAACAAAAGACCAAGATATTGTTCTTGTGTCTTCTTCCACCGATGCCCCTTCTATGCCTACACAGAATACGGTTTCTGTGTTACCTAAGAAGAACCCTAGAGGTGCAGGTCGTCCGAAGAAGGCTGCTATTGAGGCAAAGAAAAAGAGGTCAGTGTTAGGAAGACCTCCCGGTGAAGCTGCACGCATAAGAGAATTTCATGCGAGGCTCTTAACCACGAAGGGTGACACGATCATCCAAACGATTATTAACAAAGCCTTGGACCCTACCGATAAAGACCAAGCAGCGATGTTAAAGATGTGTGCCGATAGATTGTTGCCTTTGTCTTATTTTGAAAAGCACGGTGCAGCCAGCAAAGCTGGTATCACAATTAACATTTCTGGTGTCACTGATGCCAAGGTAGAGGCAGACACCATTGATGCAGAAGACGTAGACTATGAATCTGGACATTAAGTTATTGCCTTGGCAGCAACAGGTGTGGAATGACCAGAGCAGGTTTAAGGTGGTCGCTGCTGGCCGCAGAACAGGTAAATCTAGGTTAGCTGCATGGATGCTCATTGTTGAGGCATTGCAGGCTGACAGAGGTAATGTGTGGTATGTAGCCCCAACGCAGGGGCAGGCCAGAGACATTATGTGGCTCACGTTGTTGGAACTTGGGAACCCAGTGATTGAGTCCTCCCATGTCAACAATATGCAGATCAAGTTAGTCAACGGTGCTGTCATCAGTCTAAAGGGTGCTGATAGGCCTGAGACAATGCGAGGTGTCAGTCTAAAGTTTGTGGTGCTCGATGAGTACGCAGACATGAAGCCTTCAGTGTTTGAGCAGATCCTCAGACCAGCACTAGCAGATTTAAAGGGCAAGTCCCTCTTTATTGGTACACCGATGGGCCGCAACCATTTCTATGAGTTGTACAACTACGGTGAGAAGAATGACGATAAAGAGTACAAGAGTTGGCACTTTACCAGCTTTGATAACCCACTACTTGACCCAAAAGAGATTGAAGCTGCAAAGAAGTCTATGTCCTCTTTTGCTTTCAGGACTGAGTTTATGGCTTCGTTTGAGGCTGCCTCTGGTGGCATCTTCAAAGATGAGTGGATCAAGATAGACGATGAAGAGCCTAAGGATGGTCGCTACTTTGTAGCTGTAGACTTGGCTGGTTTCGAAAATGTCGCTGCTGCTACCACCGCAAAGAAGAAGAGACTAGACCAGTCAGCCATAGCGATAGTCAAGGTAACCTCTGAGGGTTGGTGGGTTGCAGATATAGAGTACGGTAGGTGGGACATTAAGCAGACCGCACAGAAGATATTTGATGTGGTCCGTGACTATGAGCCTGTTTGTGTTGGCATCGAAAGAGGCGCATTAAAGAATGCCGTTCTACCTTATCTGTCTGATCTTATGCGTAAGTATAACAGTTACTTCCGTATCGAAGACCTCACACATGGAAACAAGAAAAAGACAGATAGAATCACTTGGTCTTTACAGGGCAGACTAGAGCACGGAAAGATTACCTTTAATGAAGGTCCCTGGAATAGTGAAATCATCGATGAACTGATGAACTTCCCTAATCCACAGGTCCACGATGACTTGATTGATGCCCTAAGTTACATTGACCAGATAGCGATTGCAGAGTACACCTCAGACTATGAGGAAGACGATTACACACCAATGGATGCCGTTTCGGGGTATTGATGAAAAAGTGTATAAGGTGCGGAACCGAAAAAGACATTTCTATGTTTCATAAACATAAAGAAATGAAAGACGGTCATTTAAATAAATGTAAAACTTGCGTTGTTTCGTGTATCGCAGAGTGGAGAAAACAAAATCCAGATGTAAGAAAAATAGAACACGAAAAAAACAGAATTAAATTAGGTAAAAAAACTAGAAAACAGTATCTTGAAGATAGAGCAAAAAACGCCAAAGGGCGAAAAACAGTTAATTTAGAGCATTCCCATAAAAGAAGAATGCAAAAAGAACGGCACAAATCGACAGAGTTAGATTCTTTCGTTTTTGAGGAAGCTGTTAGATTAAAAGATTTAAGAAAAGAAAAAACGAAAATTGTTTGGCACATTGACCATATTGTGCCCTTAAATCATAAAGATGCTTGTGGTTTACATAATGCTTTTAATTTACAAGTAGTGCCAGCAAAATGGAATTTAAAGAAAAGTAATAAAAACATGGACACTTACTTTTGCAAAAAAGGCTACTAGGAGAGAGCATGGAAGAGCAAGAAAACGAATACAACGGTAAAGAAGCTAAGATCACTGAGTGGGTCTTATCTCGTTGCCTTATGTGGCGCAACCACCGGGATGAGAACTATTTAGAGT